TCGAATATCCGGGTTTGAATCAATTACATGCCGACGAACTTTCAGCTAGATATTCATATTTCAATGATGCTTTACCAGAGAAAAAAATATTTGATCAAAGAGATCATACATCCTTTAGTGGAGCATCTCAAGGCCTTGATCAGCATCCCGATATATTAGGACAATTAGGACATGCAAAGCAAATTTATAACGATTTAGGTTGGGAGCTAAAACAAGAAACTATAGATTATTATAACATAATGCAAGAGCGTATTGGTAAACGTATACCAAGAAAAAATTATTGGCAGGAAATTGGCGGCAGAATTGCAAAAATTTATTCGCTTGAAGATTATTAAATAAATAATAAACTACGTATATTATAGGAGTTTTAAATGAAGGTTGGTTTTATAGGCATCGGCAAACTTGGATTGCCTTGTGCAGAAGCAATTGCACAAAAAGGGCACGAAGTTGAAGGGTATGATGTTGCAAAAGTTACAAGTGATAATATTACAGTTGTTGATACAGTAAAAGATGTTGTAGCAAATAAAGAAATTGTATTTGTAGCAGTCCCTACACCTCATGACCCTGCATATGATGGCAGAGCTCCTACTGCACATCTTGATCCAAAAGATTTTTCTTACGACATTGTAAAGAAAGTTCTAACACAAGCAAATGAACATATGAACAAAGACCAGTTACTTGTACTTATTAGTACAGTGTTACCAGGCACAGTTAGGAACCAGTTAGTTGAACTTACAGACAATAGTCGTTTTATATATAATCCTTATCTTATTGCAATGGGCTCAGTGGCATGGGATATGGTAAATCCAGAAATGGTAATGATTGGTACAGAAGATGGCACTGAAACTGGAGATGCAAAACAACTTGTAGATTTTTATAAAACTATAATGGAAAACAATCCACGATATGAAATTGGTACGTGGGACGAATGTGAATGCATTAAAGTATTTTATAACACATTTATTAGTACAAAAATTGGCCTTGTTAACATGATACAAGATGTTGCACAAAAACAAGGCAATATTAATGTAGACGTTGTTACAGAAGCACTAGCACAAAGCACAAAACGCATTATGGGTCCGCAGTATATGACAGCTGGCATGGGCGATGGCGGAGGATGCCATCCAAGAGATAATATTGCTCTACGTTATATGGCAAGTGAATTAGGATTAGGATACGATATTTTTGATGCAATAATGAATGCAAGAGAAATCCAAGCAAAAAATATTGCATTAGAACTTGTAAAATATGCAGAAGAAACAAACATGCCAATCTTTATTCACGGCAAAGCATACAAGCCTGGTGTAGAATATTGCGACGGCAGCTATAGTTTACTAGTAGGACACTATGTTGAAGAACAAGGACATCGTGTTACGTATATTGATCCTCTTACAGGTGATGATGTAGAGTTAGGTATGCCCGGCATTATATTACTTGCACACAGTGCAAGTACAACTTACAAGTATATGCAAGAAGAAGGCGACAGTACTGATAAATTGTATTGTAAAATTCCATCTAATAGTATCGTAGTAGATCCGTGGAGGAACTTTAGTTCCGATACATCTAAAGTAATACACTACGGTAACACGAGACATGGATAATTATGTACGACATTGTATTCATAAGTTATCAAGAACCTAATGCAGATGAAAATTTTACTAAACTAAAGGAAAGATTTCCAATGGTAAAACGTGTGCATGGTGTAAAAGGATTACATCAAGCACATATAAACGCAGCTAAAAAATGTTTTACTAATATGTTTTGGGTTGTAGATGCTGATGCAATTATTTTAGACGATTTTAACTTTGAATATAACGTACCTAGTCATCAACTTGATCATGTACATGTTTGGAGGACTCAAAATCCAATTAACGACTTAGTTTATGGCTACGGTGGTGTAAAACTTCTTCCTAGAAAACTAACTTTATCTGTAGACATTAACAGCGCCGATATGACAACTAGCATTAGTAAAAACTTTATGGCAATGCCAGACATATCAAACATTACAGCATTTAACACAGATCCGTTTAATACATATAAGTCAGCATTTAGAGAATGTGCAAAGCTAAGTAGTAAAGTTATTAAAGGGCAACATGACGAAGAAACAGAAAAACGACTTGAAACTTGGTGTACAGTTGGCAAAACTAGACCGTATGGTTTATACGCTTTGGCCGGTGCTATTAGTGGCCGCAAGTTTGGGATGGCTTCTGGCAGCAATATTGCACTTATTAATGACTTTGACTGGCTAAAGGATCAGTTTGATGCAGCTAGTTTCTAGTATTAAGACAGTTCATGTTGAACTAACTGACAAATGCCAAGCACAATGTCCAATGTGTGCTAGAAACTATCATGGCGGAGCAACTCGTCCATTTATACGCAATGGCGACATGAGCATTGAACAATTTAAAGAATGGTTTCCTAAAGAATTTTTAGCGCAATTAGATAACTTTTATAGTTGTGGTAACTATGGCGATCCAGCATTTGCAAGTGATTGTTTAGAAATATATTCATATGTGCGTGAATGTAACCCTACTGTAAGATTAGCATTGCATACTAACGGAGGTATGCGTAATCCTACATGGTGGACAAAGTTAGCACAAGCAATAGGAACACAATCTAATAGTGAAGTAGTATTTGCAGTTGACGGCTTTAAAGGAAAGCATGAGTTATATCGCAAAAATACAAATTTTGATAAAGTAATTGCCAACATGAAAGCATTTATTAGTGCAGGAGGTAGGGCAAGAGTTGATAGTTTAGTATTTGCTCATAACGAACATGAAGTAGACGAACTTGAAGAATACATATTAGGTCTAGGAGCGCAGGCTATAAACTTTGTAAGCACTACGAGATTTTATGAAATGTCAGAATATGAAGTACACGACAATGAAGGTAATGTAGAATACACAATTAAGCCTGCAAAAACTGAACGTTTTAAAAAGACTCCAAACAAAACGCTAGTTAATTTAGTAGATAAAGAATATAGAGACAGTGTAATTTCTAATACAACAATTAATCCAAAGTGTGTAGACGAACAAGGGATATATGTAGATCCATATGGTAGTATTTTTCCGTGTTGTTGGATAGGCGGAGACTATTTAGAGCAACCTATTGAAGAAAAGTTACCAATACATTATCTTAGAAATCTAAGTGTTGAATTTTCAAAACAGATGATGGAAGATATTCGTGTTGAAAATTGCAGTACAGGAATATTAAAAGATAGAAGTACAAAATTATTTAAGAGACTAGACACATATTGGGAAGATGAAAATAAGTGCTTGACATGTGCTAGACAATGTAGTAAACTAGTATATGACTCTAATAGAAAGTATGAATTTGAATAGTTACGACAAAATACCATGGACTGATATAACCAGTTTTGGACAGCAAACGATGCTTAAGAGCCATCTTTTCACGGTCTCATGGATTTTGGCTAGATTTTGTAATTATTCATGCAGTTATTGCTGGCCATACGCTAGATCTAGTACCCCGGATCACCAAGATTTAGAAATTTACTTAAAGGCCTTAGATAGTATCAAAGCACAAGCTCGTGCAAACGGCTTTACAGACTTTCATTTTAGCTTCTCAGGAGGCGAACCTACAGCGTATAAGTACTTTGGGGAGATCATAGATCATTACTGTAGTGATACAGCACCCGATTACCAAAGTATCCACATGACGACCAATCTTAGCCCGGGAAGCAAATGGTGGAACAAATGGTTAGAAAGTACTAAGACTCTGCACCGCAGAAGTATAACAGCAAGTTACCATGCAGAATTTGCAAATGAACAGGAGTTTGGAGATAAATGTCTCCAATTAATAGACAATGAAACATTCGTTACAATTAATCAAGTTATGGTTCCAGAAATGTTTGAAGAACTTTACGAACGCTTGGAACGATTTGCCGCCCGAGGTATTAATGTTACTCTCAAACCCCAATCTGACCCAACCGCCAGTTACGTGGTACATGGATATACAGAAGACCAAATTGCAAAAATGCGACAAGGATTTCCACAAAAGTGGAACGGCGAGCAAATAGCACAAATTGCACTATATGATAGTGAAGGTACAAAATACGAGTTAGATCAAGCAGAACGCTTCAATGCATTTGGATTCAATAAGTTTCACGGATGGGAATGTAATGCAGGATACCAAGGTTGTGTTATTCGAGAGAATGAAGTTAAACGTAGCTATAGCTGTCACGATTATCCTTTAGGCACGTTAGACGGAGGATTTGAGCTGTTTAAAGCGCCACAAGAGTGTATAACCTATAGTTGTGTTAGTAGTGCAGACTCTAAAATACCAAAGAGAAAAATATGAAATTTGGAATATTAGGATACGGTTACGTAGGTAAAGCCACACACAAAGGTTTGCTCAATGATGCAAAGACTGTTGTGCATGACATTACATTTGACACTGAAAGAGAAATTTTAAAAAATGCAGATACTATCTTTGTGTGTATACCTACAGAAACACAAGCAGATATTGACACTGTTATTTCTGAAATAAAATTAATACAAGAATTTAACCCTTTAGCAACATTTGTTATCCGTAGTACATTGCCATTAGGATCTTGTGAACGCATACAACACGAAGTAGGTACTATAATTTATATACCAGAATTTTTACGTGAACGATATTGGGACACAGATTGTTTTAAGCGTCCACTAGTTGTTGGTTATGACAACGTAGATTTGCCTCAGTGGTTATTAGATGAAGAAATTAATATTTGTACTACTAAAGAAGCAGAACTAGTTAAGATGTATTCAAATAATTTTGCAGTAATAAAAATTGCATTTGCAAATGTATTTTATGATCTAGCAGAAAACGTTGGTGCTGATTATGACAAAGTTAAAGATGCATTTTTAAAAGTACAACATTCGCAAACATATTTAGATGTTCCTGGACATGACGGAACAAGGGGCTTTGGCGGCAAATGTTTGCCTAAAGATTTAGATTTCCTAATTGATACATTAGAAGATCAAGATATAAACCAAAATTGGTTTAAACATATTAGAGAGTTAAACAACGGATGGAAAGAAAAGTTCTAGTTACAGGAGCGTCTGGGCTCATTGGTAGAGAGTTGTGTAAGCAGTTGTCTAAAAATTTCCATGTGGTTGGAATTGACAATGAATTTAGATATTCATATAGACCAAATTCTCAAGAATTTGTAAAAGGAAACCTACAAAGTTTTTTAGATGCTTGCCAAGAAGAATTTGCATATATTTTTCATATGGGTGCAATTAATGGTACAAAATACTTTTATGATATTCCTAACAAATTAATTGAAAATAATATATCAGCTGACATGTCAGTTTTTAAATATGCTGAAAGAAATAAAAAGTGTAAAATAATTTATGCAAGTAGCAGTGAAGTTATTGCAGATACAAATATATTTCCTACACCAGAGATAAACAACATAGCTATACACGATATAACTAATCCGCGATGGAGTTATAGACTGTCTAAAATAGTTAGTGAAAATTATCTTACTAATAGCAGTATAAATTATATTATATTAAGATTCTTTAATATTTTTGGACCAGCATCTGCGTCAGGACATTTTATAAGAGATATTTTAGAAAAAATTGATAATGAAGATTTTACTCTTATTGCTCCAGATGAAACTCGAAGTTTTTGCAGAGTTGAAGATGCTGTTGATGCAATAGTAAATATCTTTGATAAAGTAGATAATACAACAGTTAATATTGGCAGCGACGAAGAACTCACAATTAAAGAAGCAGCAAATATTATCGCTGCTTCAAAAGGATTAACTGTAGACTGGAAAAGACTACCTCCAAATTATGGAAGTGTTAGTAGAAGATGTCCGGACATTGCTAAATTAAAAAACATTTATCCTCAATATAGTCCTAAAAAATTCAAGGATGCAATACAAGATCTATGAAAGTTGATTTAGAAGATGTATTATTTTGGATGGACGCTATACGAGACAGCGATGATCGTTATAGAACACTTGAAAGTTTTTGGAAAGGCCAAATACATAGTAAGGAATGGCTAGTTAAAGAACTTGAGCGTACTGATATTAAAGCTAACAATGCAGTTGTATACGGCGGCTGGAATGGTGTGCTTGCATCTTTACTTTTTAATAGTGAGAAACTTAATTTACAGTTTGTAACAAGCGTAGACATTGATCCTAATTGTGAAAAAACTGCAAATACTATTAATCGGCGCTATCAAATAAAAGAAAAATTTAAGGCAGTAACAGCAGACATGTGTGATTATACACAACCGTTAGATATTGCAATTAATACTAGTTGTGAACATATTACACAGCAGCAATATGACAAGTGGTTATCTAATCAGCCAAATGATGCATGGATAGTAGTACAAAGCAATAACTATTTTGAGCATCCGGAACATATTCGATGTGCAACTGATATAAACGATTTTATGAAGATGAGTAAGATAAAGCCGTTCTATCGAGGATGTCTTGAAACATCTAAATACACTAGATATATGATTATAGGAAAGAAAAAATCGACTCATTAGACAAATATACAGATGCAATAGCAAATGCAGCAGGCGTAAATACCTTTTGTGTCTTGCCTTGGATACATTTTGCTACACGACCAAATGGAGACATGCGTCTCTGTTGTTCTTCAAATGCTAGTGGTGCTGGAGAAGACCACGAAGTAGGTTTAGTTAAAATGGAACACGGCAAACCAGCTAATTTTGGCCGTGAAACTCCTATGGAAGCATGGAACAATGAGTACATGAAAAGTGTACGAACAACTATGCTACAAGGAAATATACCTGCAAGTTGCCGCAAGTGTTTTGAAGAAGAATCTCGAGGCGTTGCAAGTAAGCGTGTATGGGAATCTTATACTTGGATGGAAGATGGTGTTGATATTCCTGAGCTAATACGTCAAACACAAGAAGACGGAACTGTTCCTGAAAAGTTACAATATTTAGATTTACGTTTAGGACACACATGTAATATCAAATGTGTTATGTGTAGCCCACATGATTCGAGTAAATGGGTAGCAGATCATAAACAGCTTATTCCTGTATTACAAGATCCAGAAGTTAAAAGACAAATGCAATGGGACCGCAAAGAGTTTAATAATAAGTGGCATGAAAAGGATACGTTCTGGGAAGAAATGAACGCACAGATTCCGCATCTAAAACAAGTGTACTTTGCAGGCGGCGAACCTTTAATGATTAAAGAACATAAAATGTTTATTGAAGAAATTGTACGTCAAGGATATCAAGATAAAATACTATTACGTTATAATTCAAATGGATTATTAGTAGATGACGATTTAATTGAATTATGGTCAAAGTTTAAGAAAGTTAAATTTGCTATTAGTATGGATGCAAGCCACGAGCGTGATGAATATATACGTTATCCTACAAAGTTTGAAACTGTAGAAAAAACTTTGCATATGCTTGACAACACACCTGATAATATACAAACAAGTTTAGCAACAGCAATACAAATATTCAATGTCAAACATTTGCCAGACTTTATGAAATGGAAACTTGAAAGCGGATTTAAAAAGTTAAACAGTGGTACAGTTCCAGGCGGCGTACAAATGGGCGGCGGATTAGTTAACATGCACTTACTTTACATTCCAACATTTCTTAGTATACAAATATTACCTAAAGAAGATAAAGAAGAAGTTAAAGAACGGTTTATGGACTTTAAAGATTGGCTGTGGAATAACTATAGACAAGATGACGATTACTGGAAACATAATCCTTACGGCTGGAAACGTTGGGAAGCAGTTCTTAATCATATGAACGCACAAGACAACAGTCATTTGCTGGCAGGCTTTAAGGAATACACAAACAAACTTGATGCAATACGTGGACTTTCTGCAGCAAAAGTATTTCCGGAGTTAGCACATCTACTATGAAAAAACTAATTAAAATTATTACAACACAAGAACCGGAAATATTAGACATTCGTTTTTGGCCTACTGATATCTGCAATTTTTCATGTGCATATTGTTTTCCTGGAAGTGTAACGAATAAACTCCGTTACCCAAAAAATATTGACACAGTTGTAAATAACTTTAGAGCATTGTTCGATTTTTATATTGCTAAACATAATAAAACAAAATTTAAAATTAATATTGTAGGAGGCGGTGAACCTACATTATGGCCACACTTTGCTCAGTTTTGTAAAGACATTAAAGAAAGACACGATGTGCATATTCAATGTACAACAAATGGCAGCAGAACAGTAAGATGGTTTTCTCAAAACGCAACAGACGTAGACGAATTTGTTTTAAGTTGTCATCAAAAAGATGTTGACATAGATAACTTTATAGATGTCGGTGATTATCTATTTACTAATGGTAAAGACGTTACTGCTCTTATGTTAATGGATGCCAGTGCTTGGGAAAGGTGTTTAGATCTTATAGAGCAAATGAAACAAAGTAAACAGCCTTGGATTGTTCAAGCAAAAGAAGTTGTTGATGCTCCTGGATATGATATACTAAGTTACACCCAAGAGCAAATGGATTACTTGCAACAACCATTAAAACGTGCTCCGGATAGCGATTGGATTATTTCTAACCTGCATAGATTTAGAATACATGAAAGTATAGCAATGTATGATAATGGAGGTGCAGTACCGGCAACTCCTAACAAATATATAATGGAGCAAGCAAATTATTTTAAAGGTTGGAAATGTAATGTTGCTATTGAAAATTTAGTTATTACACACGATGGACAGGTTACCGGAAGTTGCCAAGAACAAGTTTTTAAAAATGCAAATATTAATATGTTTGCAGAAGAATTTATAGAACAGTTTAATAAAGCATCAATGGATTTAAAACCTATTATGTGTCCTCGAACTAGTTGTAGTTGTCAACCTGATACACACATATCTAAAGAACTAGTGCCAACAAGCAATATTTAAAATATCTTTATTGGCTTTTTGTGTATAATTAATCCTAATATCTTTTATATGTCTTATTAACGCTGCTTCTAAATTTTCTTGTGCAAGAAGTCTATGTTTTAAAGAATACTTAGCAGCAGTACCTTCATATGAAAATATATTTGATAAGTTAATAAACGTTCTTGCATCGGATTTTAAATGATTAATTAAATCAGTATTGTCTAATAAATTTGCTTTTACAAATTTATATTCTATTCCGTCCTTGCGAGGACATGCTGATTTCCAATAATCTAATGCACGTTGGTTATAATCGTAAAAAACGATAGTTCCGCATTTTACTAAATCTGTATACAGTAGTCCACTTGCAGGCACAACAACTTGTTCGTATTCACTGTATATTCCAGTAGCCCATTCGGTATTATCAGTATGCACAAACTCAAATTCACAATGAATTAGTTTATAATCAATATAATCCTTACATTTATAAAAGTCTTTTTCACTTTCGGGATAATAATGTTTCTTACTATTTCTTAATCTTTCATTGAACACTAACACGTCTAAGTTGTTATCAAATGCTGTGCTAATTAAATTCCAACCATGGCATCTATTGTTGTAAGTTTGTTCAGTATTACCTTTGCGGACAGTAAACGGTGTATATGTATCGTGATAATTGTCTATGCTACGTATAGGCACTGTTTGGGTGTGTTGTATGTCTTTTTCTAAAACACCGACTGTAGGGCATTGTAGAGCTTTGTAATGCGCCATATTAATCACATAGCATTGATGATGTAGTTCGTAGTAAGCATCATACTCACTTCGATCTAATACATGCCCTGCAACAAAAAAATCATGTTTTATAAGTTCGTCGAGGTGTTCAAAAAAATCTGTACCATTAATAAATTCTGTACCAGGACTCATTACAACTGCATGACTAAAGTTTTTAGATTTTTGTAATAATACTTCTTCATCTTTGTCCACAAATACGTTGTAACCTTTTGTAATCAAGTTTGAAATAGTATGATCTGCAATATTTGTAATTGTAGTTTTTATTTCATCGTTAGCATAGGTATGTATGTCGTCAATAATACAAAACGCAATCATTGTAATAATACCTTTGTTAACGGAATGTCTGCTACACATGTACACCATTTGCGTGTACAGATAACAGGAGCAACAGGAGATTCAAATGTGCCGTCGTATATGTTACCTAAACTGTCACCAACTCTACATGTAGCACGATGTACGTTACCGTCCCAGTTGATCATTAAACTTTCTAATCCTGCGTTACATGTCCAACCTTCAAATGCATTTAATTTATGTTTAATTACATCGTTTGCATGGATTAAGTCTTTATCGTTTACTACGCAATTTGCTTTTACGGTTGATTTCTTATCTAATATCCATGCTAGATCTTTTTCTTTATAACGCATGTCGTCAAAGTAATCTCGATCTTCAGCATCGGTCCAACGTATACGTCGACACACATAGGGAATGTTATGGCCTTCTAACAACTGTGCTGCTTGACGAACTTTGTCCATATGTTCATGATGGCACATTAGATTTACTTGAAATTTGGTATCTTTACTATGCATGTCTAACAACTGGCTGTAATAAACAATATTTTCAGCTGCTCTTTGACTATGTTCGTTATCAAAGTGCAAACTAAACACCCATTGGTCTACTGGTTGTTTTGCATACCATTCAGACAAGCGAAGCCCGTTTGTAGTAATACTAATCCATTGCAATCTTGCTTTTGCACATTCTATTATTTTTTCTATCTTTGGATGTACAGTAGGTTCACCGCCAGTTAAACTTAGACGTATAGGTTTGCCAATTTTTTCTAATTCGTAAATAGTATTAACCATAACGTCTAAGTCAGTATGCGGGCTAAAGTTATCGTGTATTTCTGCAGGACAGTAAGAACAATCTAAATTACAGCGTTTACCAATATTCCATTCTACATGAATACTATTTTGATGCCCCCACCGGCTTTCTACTTTATACATAAGATTCAAACTCTGGATTAGCACTTAAGAAGTTTTGATTACGAGTTTTATCTAATCTACGATTAAATTCTATACAATCTTGCCAATGTGATTCATACATACACTTTGCTTGTAAAAAGTTTATATTATCTTGTATCTGTTGTAGTGTAACTTTTTTAAGCAAGTCGTTTTGTTCTACTAACGGATAAGATAATACAGTTTCTTTCATTACTTCAAGATTATTAATAACCTGTTGTTTTAGGACAGGCGGCAATACCTGTGCAGACAATGACATAGGGTAATTTACTCTATGTGAATAAAATATAATACCCATATCATTTAAGAAGTAATCAATAACTTTGTCTATCTGCATAATATTATTTGCTTGTACAGTAAACGCACCCACTACTCTACTTACATTAGAAAAGCTCTTAAACACTTTAATGTTTTCTTCTATTTCACTAAACTTGCCGTTGCCTCTAATGTATTCGTATACATCGTGTATACCGTCTATACTTACATTTACAGCAACACTTTTAAACTTAGGCCAATAGTCGTGTATAGTACGTCCGCCTTTAATGCCTAGCGTAGTGCCGTTTGTAGCATATTTGATTTCAATATTTTTACCGTATGGTGCTAACATGTCTAGTATTTTATAATGGTATGGATCCATTAATGGCTCGCCGCCTGCAAACTCTACACGCCTAAAATATGGCAATAATTTTTCAAATGATGTCCACCAGTTATCGCTGTTATCAAACGGGCCAATATATTGTCCGGGTTTGCTTACTAGTGCATCAACTGTAGGAATAAGATAATTGTTTTCTTTTTTATAAAACTCTGTAACTTGATCCCAATCTTTCCAACTAGTTGAATCAAGTGGATTACACATACGACATTTTAAATTACATAAATTGTTTAGTTTTATCTCCATTGTAGGAAGTTCAAATGGCATTGTATAATCTTCTTCTTCTAATGCATCTAGTGCATCAGGATATAAGTTTGCTCTAGCTTCTGGTATAACTCCTGCTATATGACGCTGTCGTAAGCTCTCTACACCCTGATCTTCTAAGTCAAAACACGGCTTGCATACATCTGGTCGTTCGTTATTAAGCACTTGCTTGCGTACTTCACGCATAGCATTACCATTCCATA